CCGTGTTGACGTGGCCTATGTCCGCCAGTGCATGGGTCTGTTGGAGGCCGCCCGCGCACCGATGGAGCGTTCCTTTTGTGCTTTGACCGGCGGCATAAGCCCGACACAGCGGGCCAAGACGTTGGAATGGATGCAGGAGCAGGGGGTCAAGATGTTCGATCTCCGCAAGGCCACCCTGGACGCTTTCCTCGACCCTGAGAACGAACTGGATGACTTCGACGATCTTCCGGCCAATGTGCTTGAGGTCATCAGGATCCGGCGCGTGCTGGCTTCGTCATCGGTGGCCAAACTTGGGCGCATGATCGAGACGATGAACTTCGACGGTCGTATCCGCGGCACGATGCAGTATCACGGTGCCAGAACCGGCAGGACGGCTGGCAGACTGGTGCAGCCCCTCAACATGCCCCGACCGACCGTCCTCAGCGATAACCTCACTCAAGGCGCTGTGATGGACATGATCCGCCGTGGCGCGGTTGGCGAAATCAACGAAGCCTGCGGGAACGTCTACGAGGCAGTGATCTCGACGCTGAGAGGCTGCTTCGCGCCAGCCAAAGGGCACATCTTCGCTGTCGGAGACTTCAACGCCATCGAGGCGCGGATCGTGCTGGCTCTGGCCGGTGAGTATGACCGCGCCAACAGCTTCGACAGGGGCGACCCTTACAGCGACATGGCTGCCAGCATCTACGGCCGCCCAGTGAACAGGCGGGACCACCCGAAGCTGCGTCATGACGGAAAGACGGTCGTGCTCGGAGCGGGCTTCCAAATGTCTGCCGCGAAGTTTTCGCTTGTCACTGGCAAGCCTGAAGACTTCTCGGAACGCGCCATAACCACTTACCGCAAGGAGTGGGCCCCGCTGGTGCCGAAGCTGTGGTATGGCCTCGACGACGCCAGCACGAAGGCGGTATGGTGTAACGCCAGGCGCGCCTATGAGTATCGGGGTATCTCCTACCAGATGCGCGGCCAGTATCTCGTCTGTAGGCTCCCGAGCGGACGGGAAATCTACTACTTTGAGCCCAAGCGGGAGCAGAAGACGGCACCGTGGGACCGTTCTCAGATTCTTCCGGCTTGGTCATTCTTGTCCTTTCAGGGCAAGCGCATCCAGCGCAAGTTCATGTTCGGCGGCCTGGCCACCGAGAACGTCGTCCAGGCCGTGGCGAGGGACATTATGGTCGAGGCCATGTTCCGCTGCGAGGAATGCGGGCTACCGCTGGTATTCACCGTCTATGACGAGATCATCGCCGAGCCGCTGCTGAGTTTGCCGGATCCCGACAAGCTGCTGAAGCAATGCATGGAGGAGCGCAGCGACTGGGTGAAGGAATACCGGATCCCTATCATGGCTGAGTGCGAGACCATGCACGAGTATGCGAAATGATCCTCGGTATCGACCCCGGCATTAACGGTGCTCTTGCCATCCTGGATGGCCAGCATCCGGTCATCCTCGATGTGCCCAAGATCGGCAAGGAACCGGACTACTCGGAGTGGGCGAAGGCGTGGTCCTGCTACCTCCCCTTTGCCGAGCACGTCTGGATCGAGAAGGTGAGTGCGATGCCCGGCCAGGGCGTCACCAGCATGTTCAGCTTCGGGGAGCGATATGGCTTCGTGATTGGCCTCGTGGCGGCCAGTGGGGCGCCCTACAGCTTCGTTCGACCCCAGGAGTGGCGGAAGACCGCCGGGATCGTGAACGGTGCTGCAAAGGGGGCCAGTCGGCTTCGGGCCAGGCAACTGTGGCCCGGGAGCCCTTTGTTCGATCGCGCGAAAGACGATGGACGGGCCGAGGCGGCACTGATAGCCTATCACGGGAGCCAGCGGAAATGACCGCCTATTATAACGAGATAGACCCCTACGCCGCCCAATGGCTGCGAAATTTGATCGCGGCCGGGCATATCGCGCCGGGCGAGGTGGACGAGAGGAGTATCGAAGATGTCGCGCCAGATGATCTCGCCGGATATGACCAGTGCCACTTCTTCGCCGGAATCGGAGTATGGAGCCTCGCTTTGCGGCAAGCCGGATGGCCAGACGACCGCCCGATCTGGACCGGCTCCTGCCCATGCCAGCCTTTCAGCGCGGCAGGCAAAGGCGGCGGGTTTGATGACGAGCGGCACTTATGGCCATCTTTCCACTGGCTCATCGAGCAGTGCCGCCCTTCAGTCGTCGCTGGAGAGCAGGTTGCGGGAAAGGGCGGCGCAGCTTGGCTCGACCTTGTATCGGCTGATTTGGAAGGCACAGGTTACGCCTTCGGGGCGGTCGTTTCCCCTGCTGCGGGCTACGGCGCCCCGCACATCCGCCACCGGACGTATTGGGTGGCCGACGCCGATAACAAACGATTCCCAGAAGCGCGGAGTGCCTTCGCTCGGGAACGGATTGCCATCGGACGTGCATCTGGCAGCCTGGCCGACGCCGACGACACGCGACCACAAGGATGGGGCGGAGTGTCCGAATGTGCCGCTGAACAGCCTGCTGGGGCGGGAGGTGTGGTTGGCTGGCCCGGCCCGACTAACGGCTACTGGCGAGATGCTGACTGGCTCGGATGCCGGGATGGAAAGTGGCGGCCATCTAGACCCGGCACATTCCCGCTGGCTCATGGGGCTGCCGCCCGAGTGGGACGACTGCGCGCCTACGGAAACGCGATCGTCGCGCCGCAAGCTGCCGAATTCATCCGGGCCTATCTTGAGGCCCGAGTTGACGAATCAATCTTTCGATCCGGGCATGTTCTGAGAAAGGGCTAGATTATGGCACTGACACCAGCACAACTCGCGCTTTGCTCGCTGATCTTTGGAGCGGGCGTCGCTACGCAGCCTGTTGCCGAGAAGGTCAAGAGCCGTGCGGTCGCGCAGAAGGTTGCGCCGAAAGCGAAACCCGCGTCTGCATCTCGTGCAGCTTCCAAGCCTCAAAGCGCCAGCATTATGGACTGCCCGACGCTGGTGCCCTATTCGGCGATGCCAAACCTGGCCCCAATCCTGCCGCTCGACAAGCCACAGATCGTCGATCTGAAAACCGGAGAAAACGTTACGCCACCGTCTGGCGGTAACTTTGTGTGGAGTTGGCGGCCACCTGCTTCGGCCGTGCCCGAACCAGCGGTATGGGGCATGATGCTGTCGGGTTTCGGGCTCGTTGGGTTTTCGCTCCGTCGTCGGAAGGTGGCTAGAACGAGGAAAGCCCCGATAGGCCGGCACACGCGCGCATGATGCCGTCTGCCTCGATGCCATAGGCGCGCCACTCAAGCAGCCGTTCAAGCGCCCGCGCCAGCCGGGCCTTGTCGGTCTCAGGCATATCGCCCAAGCCGCCGGGCATGTCAGGCACCCGCTCGACACAGGCGACCGGCACCGGCACCTTGACCTCGACCGTCCGCACGATTGGCTCCGGCCGTGTCGTCGCGCAGCCGGCCAGAAGCAGCGCCACAAAGACTGCCCACCTCATTTCAGTATCTCCCATGCCTCGATGGTCAAAGGGTCTGCCGGCTCCGGCGCTGCACCCGATGGGCGCGATGCTGCGGCCAGCCGCGCGCGTAGCGCCTCGGTCGATCTCCGCTCGCTTTCCGCCTGCCGCCGCGCCTCCTCCGCCGCCCTGCGCGCTGCCTGTCCAGCCGCCTCGATCTCGGCGACGGCCGCATTCTGTCGGGCTACTGCATCTTCCAGCGCCGCCGCATTGGCGCGCGCCTGGCGGAGGTCGCTCACCAGAACCGCCACCTCTCCGTCGCGCGATGCATAGCCCGCCTTGAAGCCAGCCGATCTGACCTGCGTATAAACGACGACGAGCAGCAGCGCGACGCCCAGCCCGAGCCAGATGCGCGGATCCACGCGACGGACCAGCGCCCAGATTTTCGCGAAAAATATCATTCTTCCTGCTCCTCGATCTGCCGCAGCGCCAGCGCCCGGCCGCCGCTGCTGCTGCCGAATTCGTAGCCGATGACGCTGCCTCCCCAACCGATCACCGCGCCCAGGATGCCCCAGACCTCCGCCGGGATCGTGCTTTTGTCAAGCGGCAGGAAGAGAAGGCCGGAAATGATGAGCAGCCCGCCGACCACGACAATGAGGCCGATGATCCGCCGAAAATTCCATTTCATGCCTTGAATCCAATCGCCCGTTCAAAGTCCACGAAATATCCAAGATACAGCGCCCGCTCCGCATTGCGCCTGCGGACCAGTCCGGGCAGGACTTTCCCGCCCGCCTTGTTCCAGAGCAGAAAAGCGTCGGCCGCCTTGTCGTGCGCGCCTGCATTGTGGCGGTGCAGGACCGACGACCGGCCAAATGCGGCCATCCCAATATTGTAGGCCAGCGAGACCATGGCGCCGAACTGGTGGTCGGTCGCCCTCGGTGCC